CCCGGAAAATCTGCTCGAGGCCTATATCGAGGGCCGTTTCGTAAACCTTACCTCGGGCACCGTCTACCACGTTTTCGACCGCAAAAAACATAACTCGACCGAGGAGCGCAAACCAGGCGAGCCTCTTTTCCTGGGGGTCGACTTTAACGTAGGGAAAATGGTCGCCATTATTTCGGTAAAACGGGCAGGCAGACCGCATGCCGTCGGCGAGTTTGTAAAGGTCTACGACACCCCGGCGCTTATTGCCATGATAAAAGAGCGGCTACAAGGCCACCAGATTTACGTCTACCCGGACGCGAGCGGCGACTCTCGAAAGTCTGTAAACGCATCGGCGACCGATATAGCTCTGCTAAAGCAGGCCGGGTTTTCCGTCCTGGCTCGTGAGAAAAACCCCCCGGTGCGCGACCGCATTAACTCCGTAAACGGGGCCCTAACGCATGGCGCTTTCGTTAATACGCAGCTCTGCCCAGTGCTTACGACCAGCCTCGAGCAGCAGGCATACAACGACCACGGCGAGCCAGACAAAACGCAGGACCTCGACCACGCACCGGATGCCTGGGGGTATTTTTTAGCGTATGATTACCCGGTGATAAAACCGGCTACGTCTATAAACCTCGGCAGGGCTTTTTAAATATGGCAAACGTGGACTATAAACGCGAGGACTACCGAGAGGCTCTGCCTGGCTGGCAGGTTTGCGCAGACGCCACCAGCGACATGCTCTCGGACAAAATGCGCACCCGGCACCTGCCGCAGCCTAACCCCGAGGACAAGTCGAAAGAAAATAAAGAGCGCTACAAGCAATACAAGCAAAGGGCCACGTGGTACGGATTCACCTCGAGGACTCTCGCCGGCATGGTCGGCGCTGCATTTCGTAAGGACCCTACGATAAAACTGCCGACGGTAATCGACTACGCGACGACCGACATAGACTCCGAGGGAGTGGGGCTGGTGCAACAAGCGCAGCGCACTCTCGCCGGCGTATTGAAAAAAGGACGCCAGGGTCTCTACGTCGATTTCCCAGAAAACGAGGGAGAAATTTCGAGGGCTACACTGGTCGCGCAGGCTATGCGGCCTTTTGTGCGCAGCATCGACGCCGAGGACATTATTAACTGGCGCACCGAGCAGGTAGGCGGCCGCACCGTGCTTACCCTGGTGGTAATAGCGGAGACCCACGAGGAGCAGGACGATTTCGGCTCGACGTGTATCCCGCAGCGCCGGGTTTTGCGCCTTACTGCAGGAGTCTATTCGGTCGAGCTCTGGCGAAAGGAGGCAGGGTCCGACTGGACGCTGGCCCAGGGGCCGATAGTCCCGAGAAAAGCAGACGGCACGACATTCGACCATATACTTTTTTATTTTGTCGGGTCTGAAAATAACGACTCGAGCATAGACCCGGCACCACTGCTCGACCTGGCGCAGTTAAACCTTTCGCATTTCCGTAACTCGGCAGACTACGAGGACGCCTGCTACATCGTGGGGCAGCCTATGGCCTACATGGCCGGGCTAGACGAGCAATGGGTAAAAATGCTCGACGAAAAAGGCCTCTACCTCGGCTCTCGCGCTATTCTGCCCCTGCCCGCTGGCGGCACTGCTGGCATTATGCAGCCGGCGCCGAATACCATGCCAATGGAGGCAATGAAGCATAAGGAGGCCCAGGCCGTAGCGCTCGGGGCCCGGCTTATCGAGCAAAACGGGGCAGCCAAAACGGCGACCCAGTCGAGCGGCGAGCAAAACGTGCAGCACTCTGTCCTTTCCCTTTGCGTAAAAAACACGACCGAGGCCTACCTGGCAGCCATAGAGGCTATGCTCGAGTTTGCCGGCGGTGCCGGGCAGTCGGTCGAGTTTATGATTTCGACTGAATTCGTAGAGCTGCGCCTCGAGCCGCAAATGCTTACGGCCTTAATCCAGGCCTGGCAGTCTGGCAAATTCCCAGAAACAGACCTCTGGGCCCAGCTCCGAAAATACGGCGTAATCGACCCCTCGAAAACCGACGAGGACATAAAGGACGAGCTCGAGGCTACTGCACCTACTGGCCCGACCCTCGACCCTATCGGAAAAGGTGGCGCTGGTGATAAACTGCCAGCCGACGATAAGCAGCAACCGGGAAAGCCGAAACGCAAAATACGCCTCGTGCGTGAGGGCGACGGCTCCGTAACAGCAGAGGAAATGTAACCATGGCTCTAGTAGTCCCTACCGCATCCGAAAGCACCATGCTGCGCACTATGCTTAACCATACCGCAGCGCAAAACCAGACCCTAAAACTATTTAAGTCGAATACAGTGCCGGCCGAGGGTGACACTGCAGCCAGCTACACCGAGGCAGACTTTACCGGCTACGTACCCGTCGGCCTTACCGGCGCCAGCTGGTCCGAGGCAAACGGGACGGCGAGCTATGCAGAGCAGACGTTTACCTCCTCTGCGGTGCAGTCGCAGGTAATCTACGGCTACTACATCGTGCAGGCAGTTTCCGGGCTGCTTTTGTGGTCAGAGCGCTTTTCCAGCTCTATTACAATCGCAAACAACGGCGACCAGATTAAAGTTACCCCCTCTATTTCTCTGGAGTAATCCGCATGCAGGCCCCGGCTTATGTAAAAATGCCGTCGACCCATGCCGGCAAACTAGAGCGCTACCTCGGCCCCGAGGGAGTGGCGCAGCTGCAGAAAGCTATGCAGGGCTGGTATTACAAACCTATACACCTCCTGGACGTCCCAGGCTCGGTACGTGTAGCAGCCGACGGCGATTTCGTCGGCCGTTTTGTTACGAGTCGATTCGAGGTCGGTCTCGACCGGGTGCGCGAGGCTCTGGTGCGCGCCTCTAAACCTCGCCATGGTGTTTTAAATGCTGGTTTCGTAGACGTTTCGGACGCACTAAACCGAGCGAGCCAGGGATTTAGACAGCAGCCCGGCGGTAATATCACAAAGGTAGGCACTACGGGGGTGGTCGGCGCATCTAATACCCTCTGGCGGGTAGGCAATACCCCGGCCGGAGGCGGCGCAGGCTCTGCCGCTCCTGGCGGTCGAGCTTGCAGCTCCACGACTAACGGCGCGATGCGGTGGACCAACCCTGCAGCCGGCACCATGCGCCTTACTGGTGCGGACTTTTCGGCCAACATAATTAACAACTCTGTTTTAATTTACGACCGCATTTTCGACGTAGCGAAAACCATGTCCTCTACGGCAAACGAGGCCGTAACCGGGGTGCCGACTCGCTACCAGTCGAGCACAACGACGAGCGAGGAGTATGCCGGCGGTAATTTCTGTTTTGTCGAGGCCGTAGCCGCTCTCGGTGCGACGGCGCACGAATGGGGAGTCGCTGGCGGTAACGAGTGCCTATACAGAAACCAGGCCGGCACTGATAATTCGATTTTCCCAGTAATGACGGGAAACGCGAGCTGCATCCAGGACCGGCTAGACCATCCGCTAAGCGCTCCCTGGTTTTTCCCTCCTGCAGCCGGCGACACCGGAGTAATGGACCTGGCGCAGCTGCGCTGCTCGGCGTCCGTTACTGGCACCGTAAATTTTGTGCTGGGGCACCCCCTCGGGTTTATGTCCTTTCCAGTTATTAACTCTATGCTGCCTTTCGACTGGCTAACAAACCGAGACCAGGCCCCCTATATCAGTAACTCGGCCTGCCTTGCCCTCCTCGAGGTGGTAAAACCGGCCACGACTGCTACCACTTATACCGGCAGAATTTACGGCACCTCGACCTCTAGCTAAGGGGGAGAAATGTCCCTCTGGCGCACCCTTAGATTAGTAAACGGCAGGCTCGCAGAGGCAAACGTCCTGCGGCTCTGGACCGTGGGCTGGAATAATCCAAAAGACCCCCAGGTCCCAGGCCTACCCCTCGAAACAAACGACACCTATAGGATTACCGGCTCTGGCACCGTTACCCTTAGCGGGGCAGTAACCCCGAAACGGACTACGGTCGCCTTTGTTTCTGGTGGCGCTACGGCGAGCGGCGCTGCCGAACCGAAATACGTCGGCGTCCCAGCAGTAGGCGGCACGGTCGGCACCCTGGGAGGCGGCACCGACTACGGCGTCTATAAGCCTGGCTCTGGTGGTCCTACAGTTTCCTCTGGTGGCGCCTCGTCCTCTGGTACTTATACCCCGGCACTCGGAGGCCAGGCCGTGCTTTCCGGGGAGGCTGGCTGGTCGTTTCAGGCTGGCGGCGGCATTGTTTACA